GGCTTAATGTTTGTAATAAGGTTTCTTTCGTCATGAAAAAACCACAAAAACCTACTATTGCTTTTCTGACCCACGACTGGGCATGGGGAACGGACCCTCTAGAACCCAACGGGTGTGCGTGGTATAGGTGTAAACTGCCATCAGATGAACTCAATAAGCGAGGCTGGTTTACGGCGGTTGGTTTCCCTGGTTTCAACAATACTCAGGGGTTTGGAATGCTTGTCGAGGGAGACAAAGCGGTTCATGGCTGGGACATCATAGTACTCAAGCTTCTCATGCAAAAAGAAGTTCTTGAATCTATTCCAAAAGCTCAGGCTTTGGGTCAAAAGATAATTGTTGACGTAGATGACTGGTTTGATGGTTTATCGGAAGCAAACCGCGCATTCAAGGCAACTGACCCCAAAGAAAACCCTGATTCAAACAGGGAGCTTTATGCTCAGATAATTATGGCTGCTGATGCTGTAATTACATCAACTCCGTTTTTGTTTGAGTATTACGGCAAAATCAGAGACAACGTCTTTATGGTTCGTAATGGCATCGATACAGGCAGATGGACAAGAAAACAGCCAAATACCAAAAGAAAAACAAAAATTGGCTGGGTTGGGGCGACACACTGGCGTTCTAACGATTTAGAACAACTTAATAACTTTTTTGGAAAGTATCTAGAAACTAGAGATGTTCTATTCCATCATTCTGGGCATAGTGAAACAGCTCCGCTGGCTCATGAGTTGCTTAAGGTAGATGAAAAAAGAACAAGCAAAACATATATGGCATCGATATTGTCGTACCCAGAAATTCTTAAACCAATAGATGTTGGGATAATACCTTTAAACAATATTGAATTTAACCATGCTAAATCTTTTATAAAAGGTTTGGAATATGCTGCTGCAGGTATTCCTTTTGTTTCTTCATATTCTCCGGAATATCAATACTTGGCCGATGCTGGGGTTGGAAGAATTGCAAAAAACGCAAAAGAGTGGACATATCACCTTGACGAACTGCTTGATTTTCATAAATGGCGAGACGAAGTACAAGAGAACTACATAAACCTAAAACCTTTTTCCATGGATGCTCGCGGCGATGACTGGGATGCCACGATGAAGTTCATCAAGGACAACATTTAGTCATGAACGACATTCAGTGGACCTTTGGAATAGTTACAGGATTTGAAGACTACCAAAGACTTGACGAGATATTAAAGTCAATAAGAGCCCTATCTATTCCCGAATACGAAATAATCTTAATTGGCGGAGGCAATAGTGATTTTATTGTTTTTGCTGAAGACGTAAAAGTCGTTGACTTTGATGAGTCGCAAAAGCCTAGATGGATAACGAGAAAGAAAAACATTCTCGTCAATGAAGCGAAGTACAACAACATCGTTTTAATGCACGACTATCACGTTTTCGATAAAGACTGGTATGAGAACTTTAAGTCTTTTGGTACTGATTGGGACATATGTTCATGTCCTCAGTATTTGATTACTGGAGCCAGAAACCCAATGGATTGGTCTCTTTGGGACAAACCAGAACATGGAAGAGCCTGGTCTCTTAATTATGACGACTGGTCACAAACCCAATACATGTATATATCTGGCGGGTTTTTCATAGTTAAAAAGCATGTATTACAAGAAGAACCGCTGGATGAATCTCGAGGATGGAACGAAGAAGAAGACGTTGAATGGTCCATGAGGGTACGCAATAAGTACGTCATGAAATGTAACGGTGGAAGCGTTGTTAGGCACAATAAATGGCATAGGCATGCTGGGCCGGAGCACAAATGAAGAATCAAAAACTAATCATATTCGACCTAGACGGCGTTCTTATAGATTCGCGAGATGTTCATTACGAATCACTCAATCAAGCATTGGCTTTGGTTGGAAAAGAGTTTGTTATTTCGCGTAGTGAGCACTTGTCAACTTTTGATGGGCTTGGAACTACAAAGAAACTAGAAATGCTCACGTCCATGAAGGGGCTGCCAGCAGAGACACACTCCGAGGTATGGGAAAACAAGCAGAAGTCAACTATTGAAATATTGAGTTTGTTGCCAAAAAACGCAAACGCAATAGACATTATGCAAACCCTAAAAACGGATGGCTGGAAAATAGCCGTTGCGAGCAATGCTATTCGTGAAACAGTAATTACTGCTCTCAACGCCATAGGCGTCCTGCATATGGTTAGCCACATCATGAGTAACGAAGATGTAAAACATCATACGCCTCACCCAGAAATGTACTGGCAGTGCATGATTAACTGCAGTGCTACTCCTTCTTCAACGATAATTGTTGAAGACTCGCACATAGGTAGAGAAGGAGCTACGGCTTCTGGTGCTCACCTTTATGCAATAAAAGACTCATACAGCTTAGACAAAGAAAGATTACTAAGAATGGCATCAGAAATAAACGCAAGCCAGAGAACAAATGTCGCGTGGAAAAACGAGAAGATGAACGTTTTAATACCAATGGCAGGAGCTGGCTCTAGATTTGCTCAGGCTGGATATACATTCCCCAAGCCATTAATCGAGGTCCACGGCAAGCCTATGATTCAAATGGTTGTAGAGAACCTAAACATTGATGCCCGTTTTATATTTCTTGTACAGAAAGAGCATTACGAAAAATATAACCTCAAGCAAGTACTGAGCATTATTAAACCGGGATGCGAAATAGTAATTGTCGACGGAATGACAGAAGGGGCAGCATGCACAACACTTCTTGCTTCTGGCCTTATAGATAACGAAAACCCCCTTCTAATGGCGAACTCTGACCAGTTGATTGAGTGGAACAGCAATGAATGTCTGTACGCGTTTGATGCAGACGAAATTGATGGCGGGATACTTACGTTTAAAGCAACTCACCCAAAGTGGTCTTATGCAAAAACGGGAGAAGATGGTTTCGTTGATGAAGTTGCCGAAAAGAACCCAATATCAGACAACGCTACGGTAGGGGTTTACTACTGGAAACACGGCTCAGACTATGTTAAATACGCAAATCAAATGATTGAAAAAAACATAAGAACCAATAACGAGTTCTATGTTTGTCCTGTATTCAATGAAGCGATTGAAGACGGTAAGAAAATTAGAATTAAGGAAGTCTCCGAAATGTGGGGCATAGGAACTCCAGAAGACCTCAACTATTACTTGGAGAACCATAAGTGAAAAAGACAAAAACGGACTATCTGTCCATGCAAAACAACTACTATGACGAATACGCAAGCCAATGGTCACTCTCTTTCAGAGACCCTGTTGTCGGTTCTTACGACGCTCACAACAACTGGCCGGACTACGACACGGTTCTGTTCAAGGATTTTGACACAAACGGCTTAGTTGCCCTTGAGTACGGATGCGGTCCAGGAAGAAATCTTGTGAAGTTTTCTGACCGTTTTGCAAGAATTGACGGAGTTGATATTTCTAGTGTAAATATTGATAAAGCAAAGATAAACCTAGAACACAATAATATCTTTGATTCAAACCTTTACGTTACAAGCGGTGACAACTTGTCAATGATAGAAGAAAACACTTATGACGTTGTTTTTGCTGTTATTTGCTTTCAGCATATTTGTTCTCATGAGGTGAGATTTAATATCCTTAAGGACATTTACCGAGCCCTAAAACCAGGAGGAAAACTTTGTTTCCAAATGGGGTATGGTGGTAAAGATGGAATTCCTACTGCGGGTTATTTTGATGACGTGTTTGACGCAGCAAGCACAAACGGTCACGCCGACGTAAGCATCACTGAAGAAACAGAAATACAAAAAGACCTTGTTGATGAGATTGGATATGTCAACTACAAGTCAGACATCAGAGATACCGGTCCTGGAGACAATCATCGCAATTGGATATGGATTCAGGTTGAAAAATGAGATTTATTGCTCATAGAGGCAATACGTCTGGCCCAAACCCAGAAACCGAAAATACCACGTTGGCAATCGACAAAGCCATTTCACAAGGTTTTGACTCAGAGATAGACGTATGGATGTTTAATGGGAAAATTTTTCTTGGTCATGACGCCCCATCTTTTGAGATAAATATGGAATGGATAGAAGAAAGACGAGATGCGCTCTGGATTCACTGTAAAAACACCGAAGCGTTGGGACATTTCACGGAAACAGGGTTTAACTGTTTCTTCCATGATGTTGACGCGTACACATTAACCTTGGGTGGTTATATCTGGGCGTATCCAGGAATGCCGTCTGCTGGAGAAAAATGCATAGCGGTAATGCCGGAGTATGTATCGGACGTATCGGAATACGATTTGTCAAAATATTTTGGTGTTTGTTCAGACCATGTTAGTGAATTAAAGGAAAAAAATGATTAAAGAAATAGATTACAGCAAGCATTTTGTCATTGGAACTCCATTGGTTCCGTGGAAGTGTGAGGCCGGAGAGCACATGGACTGGCTTTCAAATAGGGCCGAAATTGTTGAAAAGTTTCCGAATGTTAAATGGTTCGCCGCGCTTGAGACAGATTCCCGAGGAATTGAACCGTTCCACGAAGTAATACAGGCTCTTCGTGAAGTAAATGGCGACTACTGGACGTACTCAATAAACGACATGCAGGCAGAGGTTACATCTAGTAACAGATGGATTCGCATAGAGACAGGCCGTAACCTAATCCGTGAATTTACCCAGAGACACAGAGTCACCTCTGGTCATCATTGGGGAGAGGACTGCACTGAAGAGAATATTGGCGTAGTCAATTATCAAGCAGTTCTGTACATCGACTCAGACATACAGTTAACGGTAGAAATTATTGAAAAAATGCTTGAAGTAGACAGGCCTCTTGTTGGAGCAAATGTTGGGGCCTACTGCTTATCTGGAAAAGTAATAAGCGAAAACCCTCCAATTGAAGAGCACTGGACTACAGCCGGGTGTCTTCTTGTTAATTCTCCAGCTTTTTACGACCTTCCGTGGTTTCACAACTCGTATTTAAATTTGAGTGATGACCCTTCGTTTCAGTCAATGGCGGAACGGCTGATGATGAGGGTTGGTGTTGAGAATCTAGACACACCGTACGGGATGACCTGGGTGAGAAAAGACCTGGATGTTCAGCATAAAGGCAGGCTAAGCCCTATTGAAGAAAGAAACATTCCTAAGAGGGATATTTAATTGCGTACATTATAAATAGCATGATGTAAAATTGTCTCTGTCGGGAGAGGACAGAGATTGAGGATTGCTAGTAAATATATAAAGCTGCGCCCTGGCGCGTGGGTCGTGCTGCCTGTTTTGATTTTATCGGTTTTTTCTTTTTTTTCAAGCCCGGTAAAAGCCAGTACTTTAACAACTTATGGTCCCGATGACTACTATTACGAGCTTGAGGCTGGCACCACTTTTACGGTAAGAACCTACGCCCAGCAGTATGGAATTGACAGTCAGTTATGGCTATACGACAGCAACAACACGTTTTTAGCCGCTAACGATGATTACTACGGCCTAGATTCTTATATTTCTTACAATGTTCAGACAACTGGAACCTACCGGCTTCGCACAAGTATCTGTTGCGGAAACCCCAATGCGTGGACCGGTACTTCATATGTGGTGGAATCAGACTCTGTCCCTACAAATACTCCTTCCACTACTAGCACTAGCACTAGCACAAGTACCACTAGTACTACGACCTCCACCAGTACAACCACAACAACTCTTGCCCCATACTTAAACACCCCACAATCACTGACCGCTACAAACACTGCTAATGGTGTCATGCTTGACTGGGATGCTCCGACTGCCAGTAATGCCAATATTGGTTCTTACTCAATAAACTTCTGGGACTTGGATGAAATCGGCGGAACGGCAAATGGCGGCTGGGGGGTTTGGACCCCATCATCTAATACTTCGTTTCTCATGGACTACACAATGTTCACGGGAAACAATCCGGTTACAACAGGTTATGGTCCTGTTCGTTTTTGTATTAAATCATCCACATGGGACGGCAGTCAGGGTTCTAGTCTTGCTGACTCGGAATGTGTCTATATAGATTTAGATGTTCAGGCTCCTATTCCACCCACAACTACAACTAGTAGCACCACGACTACTACCACCCTGCCTTTAACTCAAGGAAACAACGG